TACAAAGATATAGCAAACTCTGCGTGGAGATTCTCATCACGCGAAATAAAAGAATTGGCAGTACTTAGTCCAGGCATAAGACCTCTACTTTTTAACCAGTAAATAGCACAAAAACTTCCTGAAAAGAAAATCCCCTCGACACATATAAATGCAAGTAAGCGTTGTGCAAAACTAGGTCTTTCTCGTGTTAAATAGCTGAGTGCTTCTATATGATTATGGTGTAATGGTCTATCAGCACAATCATTTCCTTCAACTAAAAATTTATAACTTCTCATATACTCTTCAGGTATTGCTTGTCGTAATGTAGTGCCTTCTTCAATCCATTTAATAGCCCAGTCTGATTTTCTTTTAACAGCTGGAATAGTTTCCACTGCGTTAAATAATCTTGATTTTTCATCTGTATTAAGAACATATGTGTCTATTAATAAGGAATATGTTTCTCCATGAATAGCTTCTATCATCATTTGAACAGAATAAAATTGGCGTGCTTCTGGAATTTGTACTTCGTTATAAAAATTGACAACTAAATTTTCATTTACAATACCGTCACTGGCTGCAAAAAATGCTAATATGTTTTTAATAAAATGTTTTTCATTTTCGTTTAATCGATTGTTCCAATCTACTAAATCATCCGTTAATTTAATTTCCTCTGCTGTCCAAAAAGTTGACAAGTGTTGTTTATAAAATTTCCATAAATTATGATAATGAATTGGAAAAACAGTGTAACGAGAACTTCCTTGGTTTTTAATAACAGATTCCATTGTAAATAAAGAGTATTACTATTTAAATTTATTTTTTTTTTACAGAATTTTATAAATAAAAAAATGTGCATTTCGACTTTTTTTATTTATTTGTATAGAGTAAAACATTAATATAACTTATGGTTTTATCTTTAAAAATAATTGGCTATTATGAACATAATAATTTCGGAGATGATCAATATAAATTATCAATGGATAAATTGTTCCATACGTATTTAAATAACACAGACTACGAAATCTATTTTTTAGATTGTGATAAAATTTATAAAGAAACTTTTTTAGATACAGATATAATCATCATCGGTGGTGGTGATATATTGAATCCATATTTTCTTAACAAAATTAACAGTAAATTTCTTGGTAAACCCAATTTAATAATTGGTCTATCTGTTGGATTACCATATACTAAAATTCTTATAGAAACAGCATTACTCGAAAGGATTGATTACATATTTATTAGAACAACTCAAGATTTAAATATTTTTAATCAATATTTCCACGATGATAGAATTTATTATATACCTGATGTATCATATATTTTATCAAACAATTATACATTTACAAAAGGTTTATTAGAATCTGGGTGGGAGGATAACGGTAATGTAAACTTACAATATTCCGATTTCATTAAAAAATCATCACAATTGCGTAACGGTCATCAAGAAATGTACATTAAAACTATTTTAAAAAGTTTCGATAAAAAGAAGAAATTATTAGGTATATGTTTATCTAGGCATTTTTATAATCAAAATTATCCAAATGAGTACAACAAGATACTCACTGGGTTAGTTAAATTTGTAACGACAAGTATAAAAGATTCTGGGTATAATGTTGTTTTTATACCTTTTAATACAAATTCAATTAATTCTAATGAGGATGATACTGTATTTGCAAAAGAAATAATTCAAAGTTTAGATAATGATGTAAAGAGTAACATATTAAATATAACAGATAAATTATCAAACGATGAAATGAATGATATATTCAGTAACTTGCATTTATGTATAACAATGCGATTTCATTCTGTATTATATTCTATTTATAATTCTGTCCCTTTTGTTTCTGTTTATACTACACGTAAAATCCATAATTTACTATTAGAAATAGAATGGCCATATTGTTATCGTTTACCAGTAAATGATCTATTAGTTCCAACGGATTTTGATCAAAATATATTATTAGAAAAAATATTAAAATTAAAGAGTTTTAATGAATTTAGAGAAAATATTTATCACAAGTTATTACATATTAATACAAATTTGTTTGGTAAAATGTTCTTTAGAAATGTACAAAAATTAATAGATATCATTTTATGTAAACGTAGCAGTAGAAATATAAATGTAGAAGGGCGTTTAACAAATGAAAAGGTAAACGTTTTAATTGAAGGTACATATGAAACAATTGTGGAATTCGCAAAAACACGTGGATATTCCGATTATAGAAGTATAACGGACATTGAAACTCGTGAAATTGTAACGAGTATTATTAGTTATAATCTAATTGGATTAATAAATTCTGATTACAATTACGGAATGAGTGAAAAAATATACGATTTATCAAGGGAATATAATTACAAGAATGAATGGCGTTGGATAATAAACGATCATATTAGTAAAGATAGACGTAATATTGTTAGTAATCCAAATGGATTATTTAATATGGAATATATGGACCAAATCGATTACTCTGGAGCTCATAGATCTGGATGGCAATATGTATATGAACATATTGAATTTTTACATAATCGCCAAAGTGATATTTTACTAGATCTATATGTAGATAGAACATTTCACTGGAATAAAGATGTTAATAATGTACTCAATTTAATTCCATATAAAAAAAGTTGGATAGGTTTTGTTCATCACACATTTGACACAACATTTAGTGATTACAATTGTAACAATCTAATTAAATCACCTTCGTTTATAGAATCATTGAAAACTTGTAGGGGATTATTTGTTTTATCAAAATATCTTAAAAAACAGTTTGAAGAAAAATTTAGAGATTTAGGTATTATTAATGTACCTATATTCTCTATTATTCACCCTACAGAAATGAATGTTAAACAATTTGAGTATAAAAAATTCTATCATAACCAAAATAAACGCTTGGTACACATTGGTGGGTGGTTACGTAACATATATTCATTTTATAATTTAACATTACCTCAATACACTTGTTGTAAATACGGATTACTAACAGGAAATAAAACAACTACTTTATACAAACATAAAAATGACACCATCACAAAATATGCTCTCCGTGGTAAAAATATGAACAATTATTACCCCTTATCAGGATTAGTTGATAATATTCGTTCAAGTCTTGAATATACAGATATGATTGCTCGAAATGTTAACATCAGTCAAAATATAGGTCAAAACATCAGTCAAAACATCAGTCAAAACATAGGTCAAAACATCAGTCAAAACATAGGTCAAAACATAGGTCAAAACATCAGTCAAAACATAGGTGAAAACATAGGTGAAAACATCAGTCAAAACATCAGTCAAAACATAGGTCAAAATATAGGTCAAAACATAGGTGAAAATATAACTCAAAATATAACTCAAAACATAGGTCAAAATATAACTCAAAACATAGGTCAAAATATAACTCAAAACATAGGTCAAAATATAACTCAAAACATCAGTCAAAACATTAATCAAAACATTAATCAAAACATAGGTGAAAATATAAGACAAAATATAAGACAAGATATAAGACGAAATACAATTGAAAATACAATTGAAAATACAATTGAAAATACAATTGAAAATACAATTGGAAATACAATTGAAAATACAATTGAAAATACAATTGAAACTGGTTTGATTTATAACAATTGGAGCAAACATTTTTACGAAGATTTGAACAATAAAATATCTAGTGTAAATTTTATGGAATATTTAGATAATGATGAGTATGATGAATTGATGACTGAGAACATTATTTTTATAAATTTAGTAGATGCGTCTGCTGTAAATACAATTATAGAATGTATAGTAAGAACAACTCCTATTGTAGTAAACAAACATCCAGCTGTTGTAGAATTATTAGGTAATGATTACCCATTGTATTTTAAACAGAGTTCAGATTACAATTCTATAAATATTGATATTAATACAATGATGCAAGATGATAAATTAATACGCAAGGCGCATAAATATTTGAAAAGTATGGATAAGTCTGGATTTAGCATTAGTAGTTTTGTAGATGAATTTAAAAATATACTAGTAAAATTGTAAATTTATATACTAACTAATGAACAACTTAATTTCATTTTGTAAGTTTTATTAAGTGTTATCATCAAGTTTTATAATTTTATTATTTTTAAAAGAGTTAAATAAGAGTGATATACGCCTATCTGTTTTTAAATCGATGTAATGTTCTATTTGTAAAAAATCACTAAAATAAGTATTATCAAATTTTCCATTTTCGGTATCTGTAAATTGAAATGACATTTTCCAATCTGGGAAAAAACGTGTTTCTGAATGTCCAGATAATAATTTTGTCATTCTTTTGTGTCGCGAATCGATAGATATTTTTTTATACAATTCAATAACATCATGTTTTTCACCTTCAATTAATTGCATGACATCTCTGATTTTACAGGTCATAAATCCTGTAATATTATTTTTTTCATTATTTTTTCTAAATATACTACACATATCATTTAATTCAGAACCAGTGTATATTTTATCTAATGAAGAAATATATAAAATAAAATACATTTACTAATATTTTAAAACTTTTATATATATAATAATTTATAAAAAAGTTTTAAAATATATAATAATTTATAAAAAAGTCTAACAAAATTAAATTTATATCACCAATTATCTATAACGGTTGCGTTTAAATTATTCTTATACAAACTTGATCCTTTCCTAAATAACTATAGGCAAATTTGACGGTACTACTGTCTGTAAAGTATTTTTTATACAATATTATTTTTGTGTGTTCAATAACAAAAAAATAATATTGTATTATAAGTAAGTAGTAACATATGTCATCAAGAAAAATTATTGATATAGCAAATTCTTTGGATTTTGTAAGGGATTACAACCTTAATGGTATATCTGGTAATAATGCTAGAATAAGTACTAGTGACAATGGTGAGTTGTATTTATATTCAGGAACGGCTTCTATAAATTCTACAACTGCAACTGTTGTATTGTATAATGGTGGGTTAAGTATTGCAAATACAACTGATTCTACAAGTTATACATCTGGTGGTACTCTTACAATTGCTGGTGGTGCTTCTGTAGAAAAAAATTTATATATTGGATCAAATTTATATGTTGCAACGAATATTAGTTCATCTACATTAAATGTAAATGGTTTAACAGCTGGTAATATTAATTTTACTGGTAATTTATACCAAAACAGTACATTATATACAAGTTCACAATGGACGACAGATACTGGTGGTAATCTTAATTATACCAATGGTAATGTGGGTATTGGTACAACTGCTCCAAGTTACACTTTAGATGTTAATGGTACAACAAGATCTGTTGACATCATATCTACAAATGTTACTATTAGTACATTAAATGCAACTGGACTTACAGCTGGTAACATTAATTTTACTGGTAATTTATACAAAAACGGTTCCTTGTATATAAGTTCACAGTGGATTACAGGAATAGGTAACAATCTTACCTATATGGATGGAAATGTTGGTATTGGAACAACTACACCAACCAATACTTTACATATTACAGGTAATTTAGGTATTTCTGGAAGTTCAAGTGTGTCTTATGTTTCAGCATCTAGAAATGGTAATGTTTTAGAAATAAAAAACGAATCTGCTAATGGAAATTCATCGATTGAATTTCAATCAACATCTGGAAGTTCAAAATTATACATTGGATTTGCAAATGCAAGTAGTTCTATAACAAATTTCATTGGTACAAGTTATATACTAAGTGAAGGTTCAACATCTATAAAGATTGCAGCTGGTAATAAAACTTCTGTGCCTGTAATAGTAAATGCAAATGATAATTCACTTTCTATAACTACAACAACAGATGCTAGTGATATATATTCTGGATCATTAAAAGTTTCCGGTGGTGTTGGTATTGCAAATACTTTATATGTAGGTGATGATGTTCATATTAATAGAGATTTGTACGTTTATGGTGCCATTAATGGTGCTGCTGCTAGTTCTAGTACATTTGCGTATTTGACATTAACATCAACTGATGATGCAATGAATTTAAGTACAGGATCACTTATTACATTTGGTGGTATTACAATACAATCAACTGCTGATGCTACAACAGTTTCTAATGGTGGTAGTTTCTTGACAGATGGTGGTGCAAGTATTGGAAAAACATTATACGTAGGTCAAAAAATCATAACTAATATGGTAAGTACATCTAATTTGAAAACCGATAATATGACAATCGGTAGTTTAGTTACAACAAATTTGGATTTAGGTATCTCTAGTATGTATTCAGGATCTTTTACACCTAGTAATAATAATATAACCCCTAGTAACGTTGTTGGTTTAAATTTTGATAACACATATATAAGATCATTTATAGTAACATTATCAGCAAATGTAACTGCAACATCTAGTTTGTATGAAACATTTGTATTAGAAGCTGTCCAATTAAATTCCGGATGGGATTTATATATTAGTAGTTATGGTGATCCCACAGGTATTACTTTTTCAATCACCAATTCTGGACAAGTACAATATACCACTCCTAATTATCCTGGATTTGTGAATTGTATTTTTAGATATCAAGTTTCTCAAATAAACAAAACAGGATCTTATACTTATCCTGGGATATCTCCAACTCAAGCAACTTTAATAGCTAATACTTTGCAATTACTAAGTACTCAAGATTCTGTTTCTGGTATTAATAATGGAAGCTTGTATTTAATGGGTGGGTGTACAATATCTAAAACAATGTTTAGTAATAGTGTTACTACAGGTGATCTACGCGCAAATTATGCTACAGTTGGAGGTATAACAATAGGAATGGATGATACTGGATATTCCCAACTTCAATTAAATAGCACAATAGGCTCATATATAGATTTTTCAGCTCCAAGTGAAGACTATAGAGGTAAAATCCTATATAACAATACATCTCAATATATGGATTTTTACACTAATACTACCGTAAAAGCCAGAATTGATAGTACTGGTAGTTTAACTATAACTGGAGATTTTGCAGCATTCACAAGTATATCAGATGCTAGATTAAAAGAAAACGTAGTTTCAATAGACGGTAATTCAGCATTAAATATAGTAAATGATTTAAAACCAGTTACATTTAATTGGCGTGATGATATATTTAATGAATCGATGAGATGTAAATCAGATGTAGGTTTTATTGCTCAAGAAGTTGAAGAGACTATTCCATATGCAGTTGGTAATTATTTAGAAGTGACCTCTGGAGAAACATATAAACGAATGAAACATGAAAGAATAATCCCCTATTTAACTGCTGCTATACAAAATTTAGATATTGAAAGATCTAAACAATCTTTGGAAATACAAAGATTATCACATATAATAGATTTATTAAATGAAAGATTAACAAATATAGAAAAATTAACAATATAGAAAGATTAACAAATATAGAAAAATTAACAATATAGAAAAATTAACAAATATAGAAAAATTAACAATATAGAAAAATTAACAATATAGAAAGAAGGTCAATTAAAATTTAATTATGTTAAATATTAAATTTTATTTATCAAGTATAAAATATATGTCAAAAAGAATATTGTATAACTTGAATGTAACAGGTGGTACATTATCAAGTAATTATATGAAC